ATATCGCAACAATGGGCGCCTTAATTGGCGCAGGACTAGCAACATTCGGAATGGGTGGCGCTGCCATCGGAGTAGGAATGATTGTTGGTAGTGTACTCAAAGTAATGCCTAAGAAACCAGATACAGGTACAATGTTTGTTGGTATCGCGTTTGCTGAAGCATTAGGAATCTTCGCATTTCTCGTAGCGCTTTTACTAATGTTTGCCGTTGTCTAAATGGGACCAACAACACCTTCGGCTGAGATAGTCGATAAGGTTGGTTTCTACTCTTTCTTTGTAATGACACTTTTAACCGTAGTATGTATTGCATTTGGATTTTTTGCAGTAATTCAAGAGTTTAAACAACCTACTTGGGCCGAAGCTTGCATTGAGGCAGGCGGAGTTCCAGTCAAATTAGATAAGTCAACATTCGACTGTAAAGTGATATAAATACAAGGGTAAGCATGAAGCTTACCCTTTATTTTTTATGGAGATTAAATTATGGGAAGAATACGTGATAGAGGCCACGATGGTGGTAATACTTATAGATGGCAAACCTTAGCTCAATTTGTAAATTCTAACGGCTGGACAAAGGGAGCAGAGCTTGGCGTTCATACCGGTGTTTGTTTTAAATACCTAGTAGAAAATTGCCCTAATCTACATTTAATTGGCGTAGATTTATATGAATCTCAACCTATGAGTACCGGACCCGAAAAATGGACACCCGGCGAAAATGGTTGGGCATGGGATCACAATCAACATTATAAAGAGTTACTTCGGTTTTGCGAGAGTTATCCAGACCGCACAACTGTAATTAAAGATTTCACTACAAATGCGTGTAATGAAGTAGAAGATGGATCTTTAGATTTTGTATTCATCGACGCTGATCATGGCTACGAAGGATGTTTAAGAGATATCCAAGCTTGGGAAGGTAAAGTAAAAGAAGGCGGAATTGTGTTCGGCCATGATATTCATTTCCCAACCGTCCAAAAAGCAGTAACAGAATTCTATGGACCAAACTCTTGGAATGTTGAAGAAGATTTCATTTGGTGGATCCAAAAATGAACATTGAAAAAAAGATAACTCAAATTTGGGTTGGTCCAAAAAAGGCTCCATTAGAATGGATGCATACTTGGCGGGACAAACATCCTGATTGGGAATATTCTATTTTCACAGATGAAATGTTAAGAAATCGTAATTGGAAAAACGCCCGTCTTATTGAACGTTATTATAATACAGGAAGATTTCAAGGAGTATCTGATTTAATTCGATATGAATTAATATTGGAACAAGGTGGATTCTGGCCTGAAGCAGATATGGTTTGTTTAGAAAATACGGAGGAACTATTCAATGCTCCTGCATGTCATGCATACACTTGTTTCGAAAATGAGTTATACCGCGGAAACAACGTACAGCCCATTATGGCTGCAAATCCCGGTAATAAATTTTTACAGCATTTGGTAAATGAATTAAGTAAGTTAACGCCAGAACAATTGCATCCTGAGCCTTTTAGATCTACAGGAAATGCATTTCTTGCTCAACATGTTCCAACATGGCAAGAATCTCTTCATATTTGGCCATCACATTATTTTATTCCTCAATTTTATTTAAGAGAATGTAAAAGATATGATGGCCCTGATAAGGTTTATGCAGACCATTACTGGGGTTCAACTGGTCATTTTTATAGTAAAAGATATGAATAATGGCAAAAATAACTAAAGCTTATATTCTCAAAATTGATGATCCAGTATCACACGAGTATGCTCAAGTTTGTGCTGAGTCTTGTACAAAGGTAGAATTACCTTTTGAATACTTTATGGGTTATCAAAATCAAACTGGTGCGTCGGCATTAGCAAAAACTGGAATTCAAACACAATTTGCAAACTCACCTCATGAGCCTTTGGCTAATCCGTCATCGGGTCACAAAGCAATGTGTTGCTCTGCAGGTCATTATACAATTTGGAAAAAAATAGCAGAAGGCACAGACGAAGCAGCGTGTGTATTAGAACATGATGCAATTATGTTGCAGCCAGTTGATATTGATATTCCAAATGATAGAATAGTCGTATTAGGATATAAGCTTACAGATCCTTCTCGCTACAATCATATAAAGGCAGGACCTCCAAAAGAATACTATAATCTTGCTGGCCATGAAGGCGCCCATGCATATGCAATGACGAAAAGTACTGCTCAATTTTTAATTAAAGAAATGGAACAAATAGGTATTCATTCTGCAATTGATAATGATTATTTCATTTATCGACAAAGAAGAACTCAAGTACCATTAGCAATTATGTCTCCAACACCTGCTATGGGATGGCTTAGAAAGTCAACAATATGGGGTGGATCAGCTCACAGAAATTATAATTTTATACCTTCTTTTCAAGAAAATTATAAATAAAGCAATAGTGTATACGTATTAATCTAGGAATCTAATCAATGGCTAAGCCAGAAAAGAAAAAGAAAGTCAGTGACAAAGAACACGACTCATCTAAATATATCAATACAGAACCAACATTAGATGAAGCAGCAAGAGGAACCGCAGTAGTAGCATGGGGTAGAATGAATCCTATGACTGTTGGCCATGAAAAGCTTGTTGCAAAGGTAGCTTCGGTTGCAAAATTAGAAAGAGGAATGCCACACATCTTTCTTACTCATTCATACGATAAGAAAAAGAATCCATTATCGTATGATGATAAAATTAAATTAGCTCAAAAATCTTTTGGACAAGTAGTAAAAAAATCTACTGCTAAAACTATTATTCAATTAATGGTTCAATTAGAAAAAAGATTTAATAAAGTTGTATTGGTTGCTGGTTCAGATAGAGTAAAAGAATTTAATGATTTGCTTCAAAGATATAACGGTAAAGATTATAAATTTGATGAAATTAAAGTAGTCTCAGCTGGAGATAGAGACCCTGATGCAGATGATGTGTCAGGTATGTCAGCTTCTAAAATGAGAGCAGCTGCAGCAGACGGTGACTTTAATTCGTTTAAAAAAGGGTTGCCACGTAAGCTTCAAAGCTCAGCAAAAGATGTTTACGACTCTGTAAGAAAAGGTATGAATATGTCAGAATCAGAAGAAATTCACATTGACGATATGGAACCATTAGAAGAAAGAGTTTTGGATCGCCAACAGCGCCGTAAACTTGGTTTAAGAATGAAAAAGAATCGTCATAAAATGAAGATTGGCAGAGACCGAGCAAAGCGTCGTATGGCAAATCTTGAAACTCTTAAAAAGCGTGCTAAGAAAGCTGCTCGCAAAATGCTTAAAGATAAGTTTGCTAAAAATCGTCGTTATGCTGAGTTGGGCGATGGCGAAAAGATGCAAATCGATAAGCGCATTGAAAAAGTAAGTAAAAATCGTTTAGCTTCACTAGAAAGAAAACTACTTCCAAAAATTAAAAAAGCCGAAAGAGATCGTAAGCGTGCTGTAGCTGGTAAAAAAGAAAGCTTTGATTTTAATTCGCGTTTTGAAATGTTCATGGAAGATTATTATAAAGGTGTTCCAAAAGATAAGAAGGACGACCGTGAAGCTCACTTTAAAAGAAACGCTGAAAAGCCAGGTGACGGACCAGATAAAGATTCCAACTACAAACCAGCTCCTGGCGACTTTAAAGACGGTAAGCGCGTAAAGACTAAGGTTTCTAAGCATACTAAGAAATACAAGCAAATGTACGGTGAATCTGAAGACTGGGTATGCGGTAACTGCCATGCAGAACCTTGCATGTGTGATGGAAATAACTTAAACGAAAATCTATGGGGAAAATATACTCTAAAGAAACGTCCTCATATGTTAATGGATCAAAACGGTAAAGTTAAATTCGACAAGCGTTTTAAGATGTATAAACCTAAAAACGAAGAGTTTGATTTAAGCGATTTAATGGAATCAACTGAAGATTATGCATTAGATCTTAATGAAGATCCAACAGCATCATTAAAGAAAAAAGCTGATAAGACTGGTATGCCAATGGGTATTCTTCGTAAAGTTTATAATCGCGGTGTAGCAGCTTGGAAATCAGGTCATCGTCCTGGTACAACTCCAGAACAATGGGGCCATGCTCGTGTTAACTCATTTGTAACTAAATCATCTGGTACTTGGGGTAAAGCTGATTCTGACTTAGCTGCTAAAGTAAGGAAAGAAGAAGTTGAGCTTGATGAGGATTTAGCTAATGATCTAAGACGTGAAAAAGAAAAGCAAGCTAGAAATAAAGCACGTACTGCTACTGCAAACACAGAAATTGATAGAAATAAAGCAACTGATAAACTTCATAAAATGGGTCTGAAGCGTAGCATGGATAGAGCTAAACATTATAGTGATCGTATGAAATTATCAGGTATGAAAAAAGAAGAAGTCGAACTTGATGAAGCAAAGCGTGGTCGTTCTACAATGGATAGACTTAGAGATATGCAACAAAAGTCAAACGATATGGCCATGTCTGATAATAAAAGAAAACCAAAGAAAAAACTAAAGGATATGCGTAAAGAAGAATCTGGTGCAGGTGAAGAAGGTACTGATAAGCTAGTAAAGAAGTATAAAAAAGACACACCATGCTCGGACTAAAGCAATACATTGCAGAAGGTATTAAGCTTAAATTGATTCGTGGTAAGGATCAAGATGTGCTTAAGATGTGGAATAAAGGTGATAAGAAGTGGGTTGAACTGAGAGGTAAACCTGGTTTCGAAAAAAAATACGATCCAAAAGATCCGTTACATAAAGCAATTGCTGCTTTAGGGAAGTCTGCTAATATATCTGACTTCGTAAATGGGGATGAGGTAAGTATTAATCCAAACCATCCTGATGGTAAAAAGGCGTTAAAAACAATAGAGAAGCTAATGAAATGAAAAACTTTAGAGATTTTGTAGAAGTACTACAAGAAAAAGACAAAGGCGAGTACGATTACGAGGGTAGCATGGCTAAGACTCAGCTACGTACAATGATCGATGCAGCTCAAGCATTACATGATATGCTTGAAGATGATGAGAACATGCCTGAGTGGGTTCAAGGTAAGATTACAAAGGCGACTGATTACATTGATACTGCTCGTGACTATATGAAATCTCAAGAAAAAGAAACAGGGCAAGTTGATGAAGGTTCTGAGACTTGGGAAGCAGGTTATAAGCGCCGTGTCGTAAAGACAACTAAACCTGAGCATAAAGAAAAAGGTCATAACTGGCGCATTAAAGGTAAAGATCGTCCTGAGATTTCTATTAAGCTTTATAAAGAAAAACCATCACAGGCTGAGTTTAACAAGCAAATGAAAAGAGTAGCGGGGCACGAGTTCGGTGGATAAATTTAGTACATATACAGAAAATCGTATTGATGCCATTTGCGAAGAATGTAATTTATACGAAGATCTAGTTGTTGAAGCAGCTGAATACGAAGGTAAAAAAGTTAAACTTAACGATCCTATTCGTACATCTGAAGTATCTGGTAAAAAGTTTAAAGTTTATGTAAAGAACGAAAAAGGCAATGTTGTTGTAGTTCGTTTTGGCGATCCAAATATGGAAATTAAAAGAGACGATCCAAAGCGTCGTGCATCTTTTAGAGCTCGTCACGGTTGCGATAATCCGGGTCCTAAATGGAAAGCTAAGTATTGGTCTTGCTATCAGTGGCGCGCCGGTGCTAAAGTAGATAGTTAATTTAATAAATAGAAATAAACAAAAAACGGGTAATCTAATGAAAAGCTTTAAAAACCATATTGAAGAAGCATATCGCAAGCCAACTCAAGCAGAAATCGATGCCGACAAAAAGAAAGAAAATGCTGGGAAAAATCGCCCAAGTATGGATCATAAATCAGCAAAGAAATCTGTATATAAGAATATGATGGGTGGTCTTAAAAAAGAAAAAGTAGAACTAGATGAAGCCGCAACGCCTCAAATGAAAAAGGCAGCTGCAAGTATCGAAGCATATGCAAAAAAGCATGGTGGCATTGATAAAGCAGACTTTATGAAAGCAGCAAAGATGCTATCATCTGGTAACGCGGGTTCAAACTTCATTAAGTTTGTAGACGATCTTGATACAGAACCACGTGAATGGTTAATCACTAATCTTGCTAAGACTATGGGTAAACAAACAGTTGAAAAAATGTTTAAAGTTAAAATCCGTGAAGAAGTAGAACTTACAGAAGCAGATATTGCTGAGATTCTACGTCAATATGCTTTAAGTGAAAACGTAAATGCAGATCAACTTGCTGAGTTAACCGAAGAAGAAATCAATGAAATTATTGGTAAAGCAGTTGGCGGTGCATTTAAACTTGGGGCAAAAGCAGTTGTAGGAGCTGGTCGTATGGCTAAAAAAGCAGCTAATAGAACGACTGTTGCTGGAAGAGCTGATGCTGCTGAAAAGAAAGCAAACGCTTTAGAAAAGAAAAACAAAGACCGTGAACGCATTCAAAAAGCTCAACAAAGACTGAGAGATGCTAAAAAGGCTGCGCGTAGCTCGTAATAAATAACTATAATAATAAAAACCCTATCAAGGAGAAAAACAAATGGCACTTTGGGGAAAAACAGACGCATTAGCTTCAGTACCAAAATGGTTAGAAGACGATGCAAATAACACAAATAAATCAAATGACCGCGATAACGCGATCTTCATCGACTTGACAGAAGCAGGTATTGCATCTAACCGTGCAAAAGGCTTGACTGGTCCAGGCTGGTGGTTGTATCATACATCAGGTGGCCGTCATTATGCAGAATGCTTAGTACCTATGAAGGTATCTGCAGCTGATGCTGGCGACTTGGGTGTAACAGGTGATACAGCTGACGAAGACGCCATCGCAGCAGACAGTTAATAACGGTTAATATATTATGAGATTAGCAGAATCAACCTTTCTGTTATATGCTTCTAAACATTACGAAAATCCTCAATGCTCTGACATTTCAGAATTTGAGGAAGACTTAAAGCGATTTCAATATTTAAGAAAGTTGTTTGGAAGATATAGACAAGACGATGATTTAAAAGAGAGGTTGATTCTTAACCACTTGATTATCATATACAATGTTTTTGGGCCTGAAGCTACAAACATGTTATTCATGCGTTTGCACGAGTATCATGAGTACCTTAAGCCATTTGTTGAATATTTGAACTTCATGCCTGAATTCATCTTGTACGAAGACGTGGTTTTACACAAAAGTAATATTAAATCAGATGCTTTTATATCTGAGAAGCTTAAAGGAATCTGACCAATGGTCGTTGATTTATTTTTAGTATACCAATTTATCCGTAGATTAGCGACCCCTTTTAATAAGTGGGATGCTTACAAAGAAGGCGTTATTGACGATAAAGGTAATATTCTAATCAAGAAAAAAGATCGTGACTCCAAACAGAAAAAAGCTTTTGGAGTTTTTGATGTTATGGTTAGAAATATGAAAAGAATTCTAGCAAAGCTTCCAGGCGGTAGTACTAGACTGGCTTCATATGCGGCTGCTTTATTCTTAATTAAAGAGCATAAAGCTTTTACCGAAGAATCTCTTATTACCGAAGATATAGATGAAGATGATTTAGAAAAGTCTTTGTCTTTATTTTCTGAGGCATACCTCAATTATACCACATTAGACGACCGTGTCAACGGTTTTTTATCAGAAAAGTTAAAAAAATCTGATGATATGGGTACATGGATTAAAGATTTCTATGACTCAGATGCTCCTCAATTCAAAGGCAAATCAAAAGCAAAACGCCGTCAGATGGCTGTTGCCGCAAAGCTCGATGCTATGGATGAAGAAATCCATCCAGATGTAGTAAAAGCTTATAAGAATTCTCGAAATGCTGAGCACAGGGATGGAGACTACGGTACGACTTATACTAAAAGAGCTGTTACAAGAACTGCGAATACTTTATCTAAAAAAATCAAGCAGCATCATCCAGGTCTTGATATGCAAGGTAATATTAAGCTTCGCACTCAATTACAAAATATGAAAGAAGATGGACCTTGCTGGGATACTCATAAACAAGTAGGTATGAAGAAGAAAGGTAACAAGCTAGTGCCAAACTGTGTACCAAAAGAAGAATTAGAAGAAGCTGCAGCACCACGATGGAAGCGCGCTGGTCCTAACGGTGAGATTCAAGCTACTATTGGTGGAAAGAAATATCAAATTGAAAAAGCACTAGACCATAATGAACGCCATAAAGGTGAGTGGAAAGTAATGGTCTGGGATAAGCGCAGAAATAATTGGGAATGGGAAACTACCGAATATGGTAAAGCCAATGCTAAGGCATGGATTATGGATAAACTGCAAGAAACTCCAGCAAATAACGTGGGTGACGGGAATATAGCTGGAATGGATGGTGGCCACATGTCAAAAGCTGCTCAAAAGAAATGGACTTCAGGAAATAAATCTAAAAAGAAGAAGCTTAGAGATATGTTAGGAGATAAACTATGATTACATTAGAACAATTTAGTGCGATGATTCCAAAAAATAAAGATCCTGAATCATGGTACAAAGCTGCAACTGAAATGTTTGAAGCATATGATATTAATACATCAAATCGTATTGCTGGTTTCATGGCGCAATGCGCTCACGAATCATTGGACTTTACTCGTTTAGAGGAAAACCTTAACTATAGCGAAAAAGCATTGAACGCAGTGTTTGGTCGTTATTTCGGAAAAGGAAAAAGAGATGCTGCAGATTATGCGCGTAAACCTGAAAAAATTGCAAACTATGTTTACCAAGATGAGTTCCGATCTAAGCGAGGAGCAATGGGTAACGTTAACGACGGCGATGGGTGGCGGTTTCGTGGCCGGGGGATCAAGCAACTTACTGGCCGAAACAATTATACAGCGTTTGGCAAAACAGTCGGAATGTCAGCAGAAGAAGCAGCAGAATACGTAGCTACACCAAAAGGTGCTATTGAATCTGCATGCTGGTTTTGGAAAACAAATAAACTCGACAAATGGGCCGATAAAGGTGACAATGTAGGGTTGACAAAGAAGATTAATGGTGGTACAATTGGATTAGATGATCGTAACCGCCGTTGGGAAGAAGCTCTTGCTATTCTTGGTGGTAAAGTGCCTGCACCTACTCCTAAAGCATCTTCATCTGCAGTACGTACTTTACGAAAAGGTATGAAAGGTGATGACGTTAAGAAAATGCAAAAAGCAATTGGTGTAGGAGCAGATGGAGACTTTGGTCCAGGTACATTAGTTGCAGTTAAAAAATGGCAAAAACTAAATGGCTTAGTTGCAGACGGTATCGTTGGACCTGCTACTCAAGCTAAAATGTTCGAATAATAAATAGAACACTATAGTAATTAAACAAGGAGAAAGACATGTCTTTAGAAAAAATCGTTGCAGAAGCAATGGCAGGTCGTCCGCTTGAAATGAAAGAAGCGTTCGAAGAAGAAATTCAAACTCGTATTGAAGCTGCTCTTGAAGCTAAAGCCGAAGAACTTATGGCTGGTGAAGAAGAGCTAGAAGAAGAAGCATCTGACGAAGAACTCGACGAAAAATATAAAATGAAAAAAGAAGAAGATGACGACGAGGAAGACGAAGATGAAGACGAGGATGATGATGACGACGAAGAAGATGAGGACGAAGACGAGAAGTAAGACCTTCTCGAAGTAATCATGTTTACGTCAATCAAAATTGCAATCGTTGTAGTTGTATTAGCAACCGGCGGTGTTGGATATTTGTACGTCCAAAAGCTCCAGTCAGATCTTGAAACAGCTCGTGCAAACGTAGCTAAGATGGAAGTAGCTGTTGCAACCGCCGAAGCTAGTATAGCAACGTTGCAAGAAGATGCAGCCAAAATGACTGAGCTCAATAACAATCTACAAGCAGATTTACAAAAAGCAGAAGCATACGGTGATGATCTTCGTGGTAAACTTCAAAGACATAATTTAACAAACCTAGCTTTAAAAGAGCCAGGTCAACTTGAAGGAAAGATGAATGGCGCTACAGCAAAACTTTGGCGCGAGCTTGAGCAAGAAACTGGCGGCGATGGGTCTGACCCTCTTCCTAGCTGGTTGCGCCCTCGGGAGACCGGAACCGGAGATACAAGTGGTGACGGAAATCCAGAAGACGACGGTGCCGACAGTAGCTCGACCGAAGCCAATCAATCTGACTGATACACGATTATACGTAGTTAATGAAGATAACTTAGAGGATTTCCTCAAAGAGTTTGAAGAAGTTAACGGCAATCGTGCATTTGTAGCATTTAGTGTTAAAGATTATGAGAAC